GGACCTGCTCAGTGAAGGCGAAATAGAAGGCATTGAAGGCGGCGCTAAGGGTATCTACCTCGACGGGACACCAATTCAAAGCGCATCTGGGACCGATAACTTCACTGGCTACACAGTCGTCACACGCAACGGTACGCAAGCGCAAGCGTACATCCCGAACACCAATGGAACAGAGTTAGAGAAGGGAGTCAATGTAGAGGCATCATATACGGCAGCAGTTACCAGGACAGTCACGGATGTTGATGTCGATCGTGTGCGCGTTACCGTGCAGATGCCTGCGTGCCGGACCATTGAAACCAACGGTGACATCACCGGTAATAGCGTTGACATTGAAATCCAGGTTCAATACAACGGCGGTGGATTTACAACCATAATCGCGGATACCATCAGCGGCAAGACAACCAACAGCTACCAGCGTGATTACATGCTGACGTTAAGCGGTGCGTTCCCGGTTGACATCCGATTGAAGCGGATCTCGGCTGATGCAATCAGCGCACGCAGTCAGAATAAAACTTTCTTCTACAGCTACACAGAAATCATCGACGAGAAGTTGCGTTATCCCAACAGCGCACTATCGTTCCTGCGATTTGACAGCCGCCAATTCAGTAGTATTCCATCCCGTAAGTACTTGGTGCGCGGCATCAAGGTACAGTTGCCAAGCAATGCCACGGTAGATACCACAACCTACCTTGGCCGCGTCACCTATGCAGGCGTCTGGGATGGTACATTTGGTGCCGCTACATGGTGCGCTGATCCAGCTTGGTGCCTGTGGGATCTGCTGACCAATACGCGCTACGGGGCCGCCATCCCAGCCAGCAGTCTTGATCGTTACGACTTCTATACGATCAGTCAATACTGCAACACTTTGGTCAGTGATGGCAAGGGCGGCCAGGAGCCACGGTTCCTTTGCAACCTGCTGCTCAACAGCCGCGATGAGGTTTACAACGTCATCCAGGAGTTCACGGCATTATTCCGTGGCATTGTTTACTACGGTGCTGGCACGTTGGTGGTCAGCCAAGATAAACCATCTGATCCGCAGTACGTCATCACGGCAGCCAACGTAATTGACGGTATCTTCAACTACTCAGGCACATCGCAGAAGGCACGCGCTAGCACCGCAACCATCGGTTACCAGACCTATGAGGGCTTGGGCGAGGTTGAGTTTGAGTACGTCGAGGATGCTGCGGCAATCGCCAAGTATGGCATCATCAACCGTGATGTGAAGCTGCTCGGTTGCTACAGCCAAGGGCAAGCCGCTCGCGCTGGTAAGTGGATGCTGCTGAGCGAGCAGAACCTCACGGAGACCGTCACCTTTGCCGTCTCTATCGACAGCGGGATTGTGTTGCGGCCTGGCATGGTCATCAATGTCGCAGACCCCCTCAAGGCTGGCTCACGGCGCGGTGGCAGGATCAGCAGTGCAACGACAACAGCCGTTACGATCGACAGCACTGAGAACCTAAGCGTCACGGTTGCCAATAGCGCCACGCTTAAAGTGATGATGCCAACCGGATTGGTTGAGACGCGCAATATCAGCAGCATTGTTGGCCGTGTTATCACGGTTACCTCAGCATTCAGCGAAGCGCCCAATTCGCAATCAATATGGCTCATTGAAACAACAGACGTAGAACTACAAACATTCCGGGTCATTACGGTTTCAGAATCTGAGCCGGGTGTGTTTGGTGTAACCGCACTGGCATACAACGAGACTATCTATAGTGCAATCGAAAGCAACCTTAAAGTCACACCGCGTGACATCACAAGTCTTGGCACTCATCCAGAACCGGTAAGCAGCATCAGTGGCGTTGAGTTTTTATATGAAAGCGGCCAAAGTGTATTGACTGGTTATGACCTAAGCTGGATTAGTCCAGTGCAAAATACTGCTAGCTTCCGCGTTCAGCATCGTCTAGACAATAGTAACTGGATTACAACAGAAACAACATCGCCATCATTGCGTATCGGCGATCTTCAGGCTGGTACGTTGCAGGTACAAATCCAAGCATTAAATAGCCTTGGTAATGCAAGTGTCATATCACCTGCTACGTTTAATTTAGTTGGCAAAACTGCCGTTCCAGGTAATGTAGAAAACTTAAGCATTGAAGCAATCAGCGCCAATAGCGCACGGTTGCGATGGGATAAGACGCGGGATCTTGATGTTAGAACGGGTGGCCTTATCAAGATTAGGCACAGCTCAAAGACTGATGGCTCGGCAGACTGGAGCGATTCTATCGACTTGATCCCAGCTAAATCTGGCACGCAGACTGAAGCCATCGTCCCGCTGCTGGAAGGTGAGATCCTGGTTAAATTTCAAGATGATGGCGGCAGGCAATCAACTGATGCAACAAGCGTTATTGTTGACCTACCAGAAGCGTTAGGTGCGCTGGCAGTCGTAAGTCGCCGTGAAGATCAGGACGTCCCGCCATTTCAAGGCACCAAAACAAATGTCTTCTATAGCGAGGAGTTTGATGCACTAGTATTAGACGGAACTGGCACTATTGACACAATCCTTGATTTTGATTTAATCCCAGCATTTGATTACCTTAGTGATACATGGCCAGAAGGTAATTATGTATTCGCGAATACGCTTGACCTTGGCGCAGTATTCAGCCTTGACTTAAGTCGCTACTTTGTCACCCGTGGTTTCTTCCCCAGCGACTTGGTTGATAGTCGTACAGCAGAAGTTGACTTCTGGTCAGACTGGGATGGTGCCGTCAACGACTCGGTTAACTCCGTCCTGTACTTACGGCGCACGAATGACAACCCATCCGGCACACCGACATGGAGTGAATATCAACCCTTTGTGACTGGTACGTTCCTGGGTCGAGGATTCCAGTTCAAGGCTGTCTTGCAATCAGGTGATCCGGCAGAAAACATCTTGATTGATGAACTTGGCTATGATGCTACGTTCCAGCGCCGCACTGAGCAAAGCAATGGCGTCGTCGCCAGTGGCGCAGGCACCAAAACCATAACCTTCGATAAGGCATTCTTTACCGGTACAGCATCTATCGGTGGCGTCAATGCCTATCTGCCAAGCATCGGCATCACAGCACAGAACATGGCAACAGGCGACTACTTCACGCTCGGCACCGTGACCGGCACCAACTTCCAGGTCACCTTCCGCAATAGTGCCGGCACGGCCATCGACCGTAACTTCACCTACACCGCAGTCGGTTATGGACGTGGGGTGTAGAATGGCAACACAATCACAGGCTTAACTTGTGGCTACGCACGATTACGTCATAGCTAACGGCACTGGCGCCGCTGTCAGGTCTGACCTAAACGGAGCACTGGCCGCAATCGTCAGCCAGAACAGCAACGCATCAGCACCGGCAACGACCTATGCCTACATGAGCTGGGCGGACACCTCTGCTGGTGTGATGAAGATGCGGAACGGTGCGAACAGCGCATGGATTTCGCTATACGAACTAGATGGCACGTTCCTAGCGTCTGACATTTCGCTTGCTGCTGGTAGTGCCGCAGCGCCATCGTTGTTCTTTACTGGCGACACCAATACCGGCCTCTATAGCCCCGGTGCAGACCAGATTGGGATTGCGACGGGTGGCACCTCACGCCTAGTCGTTGATGCAAGCGGTAACGTCAACATTGACAGCAATACGCTTTACGTTGATGCTGCTAATAACCGCGTAGGGATAGCAAATTCGGCCCCTACCAGCTCGTTTCATGTTGGCGGTGGACTTGCTAGTACGCAGTCACCAGTGACTTATTTGTCTGCAGAAAATGGTTCTCTTGCGGTTGCCTGCGAAATACGACAAGGACGATTCGATAAAGATGTTCTTGTTCTTTCTACCAATCAATCCCTTAGTGCAAATTTGTTTAATGCAATAGAAAATGGCACATCAAGGTTTGTCATTACTGGCGCAGGCAACGTAGGGGTTGCCACTACGAGCCCCACCAGTTCGCTTCATGTTGGCGGTGGACTTGCTAGTACGCAGTCACCAGTTACCTACTTAAGTGCAGAAAATGGCACAAATAAGGTTGCCTGCGAAATACGACAAGGACGATTCGATAAAGATGTTCTTGTCGTCTCCTCTAATCAAGCGCTAAGCGCAAATTTGTTTAATGCAATAGAAAATGGCACATCAAGGTTTCTTGTCACTGGTGGAGGCAGCGTAGGGGTTGGTATTGCTCCTTCCTATCAACTCCAACTTTCCACCGATTCCGCCGGCAAGCCATCGACTAACACTTGGACGATTGTTTCTGACGAACGTATCAAGGAAGATATTGAATTGGCAGATTTGAGTCTTTGCTACCAAGCAGTCAAGGATATTCCCTTGAAGCGCTATAAGTGGAAAGATGAGGTTTATACGGAAGATCAAGTGCATGATCGACGCAAACTCGGCTGGATTTCTCAAGATGTCAAGGCGGTATTTCCTAAGGCCGTGCGAATCAGTGAGTTCAAATACAATCAAGTGTTTAGTGAAACAGTCATCCCTGCCGTAGACGAAAAGTTGGACGAAGATGGCAATGTTGTCATTTCAGCCGAGCCAGAACGTATTGAGAAAGAACTTGTTAGTGAAGACATCATTGAAGATTGCCATGATCTCAATGTTGACCAACTTTATGCCGCTATGTATGGCGCCATTCAGATGCTGATGGCCAAGGTGGAGGCGCTTGAGACCAGCAACGCTGACCTGCTTGCGCGAGTGACTGCCCTGGAAGCAGCGTAGGCTCGCTAAGATGACCGCATGATCGAGGTCATCGCTGCGATTGCTGGAGCGTCGATCTCCGTCGCCGCCATGGGCGCGATGGGCTTCACCAAGCGCAACGACGAAGCCCGCGATGCCGTCATCCGTCTCACGGCTGCCGTGGAGCACATCGCCACGCAGCTCGAGGTCATGCACACCGACATCCG